TGTGATGACTGGCGTGACCACTTTGAAGCCAACTACTCACAGAAGTTTGAAGAATACTACCGCTTGTGGCGTGGTCAGTGGTCTGCACAAGACCGTACACGCGACACTGAACGATCTAAGATTATCTCTCCTGCGCTACAGCAGGCTGTTGAGTCTTCAGTAGCAGAGCTAGAAGAAGCTACCTTTGGTCGTGGCAAGTGGTTTGACATTGAAGATGATGTCTACGATCAAGACAACAGAGACATTGCTTTGCTGCGTAACGCGCTAGAGCAAGACTTTAAAAAGAACAAGGTACGTAAGGGTGTGGCAGAGTGTCTGATTAACGCTGCTGTGTTCGGTACAGGCATTGCTGAGATTGTTCTTGAAGAAGAAAAAGAGATGAAGCCTGCTACACAGCCTGTGATGGGCGGTGAGCTTACAGCGGTAGGTGTTAACATACAGGATCGTACATGCGTTAAGCTGCGCCCTGTAATGCCACAGAACTTCCTGATTGACCCAGTAGCTACAGACATTGAATCTGCGCTGGGTTGTGCAGTAGATGAGTTTGTGTCAGCTCACTCAGTAGAGCAGCTACAGGAAAGCGGTGTATACCGTGACGTAGACATACAGATCGCCTCTCCAGACTTTAACATTGAGCCTGATCAGGACTTGACACGCTTTGATGAAGACAAAGTACGACTGACTAAGTACTACGGACTTGTTCCTCGCCACCTGTTAGACAAGGCTATGGAAGAGAAGGACTCTGAAGAAGAGGTTGTTACCTTTGAAGATGAAGACGACTCTTACTATGTAGAAGCTGTTGTTGTTATTGCTAACGGCGGTGTACTGCTGAAGGCTTCTAAGAACCCCTACATGATGGAAGATCGTCCTGTCGTAGCATTCCCATGGGATGTCGTTCCTAGCCGCTTCTGGGGTCGAGGAGTATGTGAGAAAGGGTATAACAGTCAAAAGGCGTTAGACACGGAACTACGCGCTAGAATCGATGCTCTAGCACTGACTATACACCCAATGATGGCTATGGACGCTAGTCGCATGCCTCGTGGTGCTAAGCCTTCCATACAGCCAGGTAAGACCATTCTAACCAACGGTAACCCTGCTGAGATACTACAGCCCTTTAACTTTGGTAATGTTAACCAGATTACCTTTGCACAGGCTCAGTCGCTACAGACTATGGTACAGACTGCTACAGGCGCTATTGACAGTGCTGGTATCTCTGGCTCTATCAACGGCGACGCCACCGCTGCTGGTGTCTCTATGTCACTAGGTGCTATCATCAAGCGCCACAAGCGTACACTAATCAACTTCCAAGAGTCTTTCCTGATTCCTTTCGTACAGAAGACTGCTTGGCGCTACATGCAGTTTGAACCTGAGCTGTATCCAGTAGCTGACTACAAGTTCCACACCTCTAGCGCACTAGGCATCATTGCCCGTGAGTACGAAGTTACACAGCTTGTACAGTTGCTACAAACCATGTCACCAGACACGCCAATGTATCCTAAGCTGGTTATGTCTATCATTGACAACATGAACCTGTCTAACCGTGAAGAGCTTATTGCTACTCTTGAGCAGGCTAATCAGCCTAACCCAGAAGCTCAGCAGGCTCAACAGATGGCTCAACAGGGTCAAATGGCCTTCCAGGCATCACAAACTGCTGCACTTAACGGCCAAGCTGCTGAGTCGCAAGCTAGAGCGCAGAAGATTGCCATTGAAGCACAGGCTATACCGCAAGAACTGGAGATTGACCGCATCAAAGCTGTTACAACTAACCTAGACAAGGGTGACGCAGACGATAAAGAGTTCCAGAGACGCTTAGAAATCTCTAAACAGCTGCTAAAAGAGCGTGAAGTAGCCGTTAAAGAGGAAAATGTTGCTAAACAGTCGGCTCCACAGCCTGCACCAGCAGCACCTCGTCCACAACCACAAGGAATGACGCCCAATGGTCAGCAATAGAGACTTAGAACACGTAGTAGCTCAAGTAAATGTACAGTTTAAGGAACTATTTAAGAAGATTGCACAACTTGAGAAACAAATAGCGGAAACAGGAGCTAAGAATGCCAGCAAAAAAAGACCCAAGACTAGCTAGGGCTGGAGTCAGTGGATACAATAAGCCGAAGCGTACCCCTAATCACCCAAAGAAAAGCCATGTTGTCGTGGCAAAAGAAGGTGACAAAATCAAGACGATTAGGTATGGAGAACAGGGGGCAAAGACCGCAGGAAAGCCTAAAGCGGGGGAGTCCGAAGCAATGAAGAAGAAACGTGCTAGTTTTAAAGCACGACACGGCAAGAACATTGCCAAAGGTAAGATGTCAGCGGCCTATTGGGCCAACAAGAGCAAGTGGTAGTACACTAATATGTACACAAAAGTGTCTTAAATGTACACTAATATGTACACAAAAGTGTCTTAAATGTACACTTTTACTGTGCATATACAACATATAGATATAACAGGAGAATACTATGCCATACGGTAAAGGTACATACGGTAGTAAAGTAGGTCGTCCACCTAAGAAGAAAACAGCGGCGAAGCCTAAGAAGAAGCCAGTCAAAAAAGGTAAGTAGTATGCCAGCCAAGAAGTCTACAGTAAACAAAGCAGGGAACTACACTAAGCCCACCATGCGAAAGAACTTGTTTAACAAGATCAAAGCAGGTACTAAAGGTGGTAACGCTGGTCAATGGTCTGCTAGGAAAGCTCAGATGTTAGCCAAGGAGTACAAGGCAAAAGGCGGAGGCTATAAGTAATGGCTCTAAAAGAATCACAGAAGTCTTTAAAGAAGTGGACTAAGCAGAAGTGGCGTACACCCTCTGGTAAGCCTAGTGGTAAGACTGGAGAGGTCTACGCACCTTCTAAGACAATTAGTAAGCTGAAGTCCACAGCAGCGGGTAAGAAGAAACTAGCGGCTGCTACTAGGAAGAAGAAGGAAGCCACCGCTAAAGGCAAGCAACACGCCAAGCATGGCCTACATAAGGGTAAGAAACGATGAAGGGCCAGACACACGGTGGCAAGGGAAGTGCCCAGCGCAAGACAGACCAGAAGAAGTTTGCAGCCAATTGGGACGCCATATACAACAAAACTGAGCAGAAGTCAAGTAAAAAGAAGAAATAATGCTTGACTTTCTTATGCTTTTATGTTATAATAACTATGTAAGACTAATATAAACAACACTGTCCTAATAGGAGAAACAGTATGATTGATAAAGACCTTGAGCTATATTACCGTAACATTAGAGATATGTTTGCAACAGACGGCTGGAAGCAGCTAATGGAAGACCTTAACTCTAATGCGTTCGTAATCAACTCAGTAGAAGCTGCCAAAGACAACGAAGACCTGCACTTCCGTAAAGGCCAACTCGCTGTTATAGCTAACCTGCTGAACCTAGAAGCTCAAATCGACGCAGCTGAAGAACAAGCAATGCAGGCAGAAGAAGAAGTAGAAGCTGGCTAATGAGAGCTATCTACGAGTATCGCTGCGAGGATGGACACACGAATGAACGCTACACAGATTCTGAGTGTACCCACATCCCCTGCTTAGACTGCGATAAGATTGCAACAAGAATTGTAAGTGCTGTGCGCTGTAAGTTAGACCCCATCTCTGGTGATTTTATGGGTGCTACCAGGCAATGGGAAAAGAACAGAGCACAGAAACTGCAGCAAGAGCGCAAGGCCAACTCCTAACCGAAGCCCTGCATAATACACCTCCATAATGAGAATACTCACGGAGTTTAATAATGGCAACACTAATAGACGAGCGTCCAGAAGACGTTGAAACTGAAGAAGAAGTAAATCAAATTCAAGAGGAACCTCAAGTAGAGGAGACTCCTCAAGAAGAAGAAATCCCTGAGAAGTACCAAGGAAAGTCAACAGCTGAAATTGTACGGATGCACCAGGAGGCTGAGAAGTTACTAGGCCGCCAAAGCAGTGAAGTAGGGGAACTTCGGTCAGTAGTAGACAACTACATACAGACACAACTCGACAACAACACCCCAGCAACCCAAGAACCTGAAGAAGAAATAGACTTTTTCTCTGATCCCGACAAGGCAGTCGAGAGAGCGATTAAGAATCATCCTTCAATCAAAGCTGCTGAAGCACAAACTCAGCAGTACAAGCAGCAAACAGCGCAGTCTCACTTGCAACAACGTCACCCCGACATGCAAGAGATTCTACAAGATGGTAAGTTTGTTGAGTGGATTAAGGGATCAAAGATTCGTACACAGCTCTTTGCACAGGCAGACACGCAGTACGACTACGAAGCTGCTGATGAACTCTTCACTACGTGGAAAGAACGTCAACAGGTAGTAGGACAGACTGTAGCCAATGAGAAGGCTAGTCGTAAAACCGCAGTTAAGAACGCCTCAGCAGGTAATGCTAAAGGTAGTGGTGAAGCAGCAAGTCGTAAAGTTTATAGACGCTCAGACATTATTAAACTAATGCAGACCGACCCTGATAGGTATTTGTCTTTGTCTGACGAGATCATGCAAGCATACCAAGAAGGGAGAGTCAGAAACTAAATCTCTTTAAGGAAGTATTATCATGGCTACATCAGTATATCCCAATATGGGCGGAGCAGTAGACAACACTAGCGCAGCTAAGTTTATCCCAGAAATCTGGAGTGACGAAGTAATTGCTGCATACAAGAGCAA